TGTGTAACTTCTTTTGCAACCATGTTGTCTTCGATTACATCGTTAATAATACTTCTAATGTTGCCGGGTTGTGCAGTTAAGTCACAAAGGACAACGTTACGTTGATAGTCATCAAGTACACGATGTTCTACACCTTCGTGATCAGTCCAGCGTTGTAGCATCATGTTGTTCCAGTTAAAGCCTTTATTGTCTTTATCTTCAAATGCTTCAATAAGACCAACTTTGTTCTTAGTACCTTTTGTACGTACACCAGGGTATGCACTAAACACATTATCACTTGTGTCACCACGCATACACTTTTCAAACAACATAAATTCTGGATTAGGAGCAGGCTTCGGCTCTTTAGTTTTCTTGTCAATAACAGGTTGCCTTTTCTTATCGTCAAAGTAACCTTCATGTGAAATAATTGTATTACTAACACCATTGTACTGTGTTACGTTCGGACCAATAAGTTGTGCAAAGTCACCGTCAGTACTAATAATAACATGTTTATCATTAGGATGTGCTTGTACCCAACCTGCAATAAGATCATCTGCTTCTAGCTCAGGGTGTTGCATCACAGTACAATTAGTCTTTGTAGTTACAAAGTCTTTAAACTCATCGAACATCTCCCAAAACACTTTATCTTCTTCAGCTTGCGATTCAGTAAGTGCATCACGTGCAACCTTTCTATTTCTCTTGTAAGGTTCGTAAAAGTCTTTACGCCAACTGCGTCCTTCTAAACAGAACACAACATGACTGCCATCAAAGTCAGCCCATGCTTTTTTAATACTGCTTAGTGTAATATGAAAAGCCATGCCTATCTTTGTGTCAAGATCACCACGTATTACATGTCTTGCACGAAAGAATGTGTTAGCTGTGTCTACTAGAATATATGTCATTAGTTTGCCTTTTTGTAATTTATAGTAGTATTATAGCACCAGATCTGGCTTATGTCAAGCATTATTTAACTTCAGCTTTACCATTATCGTCTGCTTTACTAGTTTCAATATATCCCATACCTCGATCAGTTTGTTGACCGTCTTCTTCTAACATCTGTGTAGCAATAGTTCTAAACCATTGATCAACAATATGCTCTGGTTGTTCGCCTGAGTATCCTGCATCAATAAGTTGTTCAATAAACTCATTGTTCCAATCGAGCTCAAAGAAACCGTTCTTAATGTTCTCTGGATTCACTTGTGTATCTAGTACTGCTACCCAAGGCTTCTTATCTTTAGTTGCTTGTGCTTTTTCTTTTTCAAGAATAGCTCTACGTTGTTCTTCTGCTGTAAGTTTTTTTACTTGTTCAGATTTCATACCCAACGCTTTTTTTACTTTATCTAACATATATTACCATCCTGCCTTTCTTATTTTATCTTCGTTAATAGGTGCTTTCATAGCTTTTTCATGTTGCTTATTTTTGTATCGTGCATCAAGTGCCCCACGCATTTCCGAAGAGTGAAATGTGTAGTCTTGGGGTAAATCTCCATCCTTCTGCCATACACGCTTCAGCCACGTCTTTAACGTTGAGGGCATATTCTTCACTGCGTCCACCCAACGGCATAAGATATACTGGACATTGTACCCCGGCACCTTGATAAGCACTGACAGCTCTTTTAACTTCATCAAAATCATCTTGAGTAGCGACAACAAACTTAAGATAGATGTCGCTATCAGTAACAGTGTTATACTGCTCAGCCACATCAGGCTTAATAGCAGTATCCCAAGGTTCTCCGCTAACACTAAGTTTTGGGGAACAAGACCAAGTAACTTGGATTCTGTCTTGATCGTTGAGATAGTTGAAGAAATCGTTGTGTAAGTGTTGTGTAGTATTTGTTTCAAATGTAACATTCCTTAAATCCTGCATACGTGGATGTTCAAATAAATCGATGTAGAGCTTTTGCCACGCCAATAAAGGCTCTCCACCTGTCATGATCAAATGTACGTCTTGACCATTATCTTGTACCCACTTACCGTTAGGAGTAAGTGATAGTAAATGTTCAACAACAGCATCAACACCTGCTAGTTTGTTAAAGTGTTTAAACTCAGGATAGATACTTGCATATGTATCACAGCCTGTGTGTATAATAGGCAAGTCGTTAAATTCTTTTGTAGTTTCGTGTACACCTTGATTGATAAGTTCCATTACTTCTGCGTTATGTTTCTTACCTGCTTTGTGTTGCTCCCAACGATCACGTTTTTCGTCTGTACCAAAGTTCATACAACGAAAGTTACAACCAAAGGTACGTAAGAACACACTAGGCACTCCTACAAATTTACCTTCACCTTGTACACTATAAAATGCTTCTGAGTATCTTAATTGTTTTTCTTTACTTTCCACAAGCAAACTCCTGTTGTAGTTTAATGTTATCCATAAACTCTTTCTTAGTACCTGCGTCATCTTTAAACGCACCTTTAAGTACAGTTGTTTGTGTAAGACTACTGTGTGCCTTAATACCTCTGTTCTCAACACAACCATGTGTTGCTTGTACATAAACACCTAAGTGTTCTGCACCTGTTGCTTTTTGTATTTCACGAGTAATGTCGTTTGCAAGTTCTTCTTGTAGTGTACCACGTTCAGCACACCATTGTGCAATACGTGTATACTTAGATAGTCCAATTAATTTGTCAGCGGCAATAATACCAATGTACGCAACACCTTTTACAATTTGATGATGATGTGAACACATACTTGTAAGTTCGCTTCTAACAACTAACATACCTGCATAACGGTCTTCACCATCATTTGGAAATGCAGTTGCGGCCGGCATAGGATCATAACGTCCTGCCATTAATTCATTAATATACATTTTTGCTAGACGTTTGCCAGTTCCCATACTGTTAGGATCATTATGCCTATCAATCACAAGTGAGTCTAGCACACTTTCAAAGGCTACAGTTGCTTCTTCAATTAGTGCTTCTTTGTCACCATCTACTAAAACGTCACTGATATTGTCTCCAGCCCACGATCTAATACCAGCTTCTTTTAGCCTTGTTTTAATTTCTTCACTTTTGTTCATTTACTTCTCCGATGTTAAGGCAGTGGATTGCCTGTAATAGTTTATATTATACAATATATTTAGGTCTATGTCAACCTTTTTTAACATAATTTAGGTAGTCTTTGGCAATCAATTCATGTATATTCTTAGTATAATGCTCGCCGTCGACTCTGTGTTCGTCCGTTTCTATGTTAATGGCCTTTGCTAATTGCAAATAACCTTCTGCGGACGATGATGCTTTTGTACCTGCTTGCCAATCTCCGTAAAGCTCAACATTGTCAGGAACAAATACTCTATTGTTAATCGTCCATTGATACCATTTAATATCTCGTCTAGCACACATAGTATCAATTGCTAATAAGTCTAAACAATAGTCTTTGTATTGTAAAGGTGTTACTAGCTCGTGCCAAAGTTTTGTGTAGATATACTTTTCATGAAAGGGTTTAAAGTCTGCTTGTACTTTCATATCATCAAAAAAGAAACCTTTGAATTCTTCATAGTTCTCTTTTCTAACTTGATCAATCATTTCAATGTAATTTTCAGTTACACGATGATCTGTATATCTTTGTATCTTTTTGTCTTTTGGTTGATTGTCATCTAAGAATAAATCTACATTTGTGTTTTCACCAACATCTAAGTTACGTGAACATGCAAGTAAGAATCTATTCCAGTATGTACTTTGTACAAATACTTCATCAATGTCGTCATAACGATCAAGTATTGATTTAACCCAAGCAGGATATTTTCTATTACATCCACCTGGTTGACTATAGATAACAACTTCTTTATTATTTTCATCAGCATAGATCTCAGCATAGTTATTATCTTGCCATGCTGAGATTGTATCACCAATTTCGGAATATCCGTGTGCGTGACTGTCGCCGATGAATAGTGTTCTAGTCATTAAAATACTTGTCTAGCATTTCCATACGATCGTGTGCCGCGGCCATTTTATCCAGTTCTTTTTGAATAGTTTCAATAATATCTGAATGTTCGCCAATGCCCACAACCTTTTCCATATACACATTAATATTAGTTTTGTGTAATAAGATTTCTGCTTCGGCATGTTTTCTTGCCGCTTCAATCATTTGCTGTTTCAACATAAGTTCCTTTCCTGTAGTTGCCTTTGTTAGGTATCACGTGTCTTACGCCGCCGCGTGGATCATCCATATCGCCTTTGCGCCTAGGAATTAAGTGAACGTGTGGATACATAACAGTTTGTCCTGCCGCTTCTCCAACGTTTTGACCAATATTAAACGCATCACAATATCCGCGTTCAACCCAATCGTATCCCCATTTGTATGCCGCTTCCATACATTTAGTAAGGCCTTGCCAGTTTTCTTCTTTAGGAACAAAAAGTATATGTCCTTCAGTAACTGGATACCCATCTTTATATACTGTAAACTCTTTCGAGTCAATTAAAACATCTGTCCAAGGTTTAGAATCCATAATTAAATGCCACCATTATACGTTCTTTATCTGTAAGTTGTTGTTCAACTTTGTGATGCAAATGACTTGGAAAAATAATTAAACTTCCTGTCATTGCCGCACAAGTTACATTAGGAGAGTTTGCTTCATTAAGTTCTGAAACATTTACTCTAGGCCAGTTGGCCTTCATGTTAGGATTAACAAGTGTTAGTCCCGGATGATCTTGATCTGCTTGAATATAGTATACTCCACTCCATGTGTCTGGAAGATGATTGTGTTCTTCGTGGTATGTGTATTTACGATTAATACTAAACCAACTGCTCTTAAGTGAAGGCGTATGTTGTAGTTTAGTTTGTTTGTGACATTCTTGTACACATGTATCGATAAAGTTTTTTAAGTCTTCAAACAACGGATTTTCTAAAATACTTTCATTACCATATGACGTGTATCCGTTAGCAGTATATCTTACAGGAGATGTATCTGTTTTTTCTTTTGCTAATAATTCAGGAACTACAGACTTTTGTAGCTCTTGAGACTTATCGTATACAGCTCTAAATACTTGTGTTGGAAAGATAAACTGCTTTTCAATCATTAATATTCTCCTACGTTTTCCCACGGATAAACTAACCAAACATCTTCTTCGGCTTTATTAACTTCATGACATGTGTAGTTAACTTTATCAAAGTCACTTGCTAAGTTTTCTGTTAGTGTAGCAAAGCGAACATTGTTACCAAACACATTATTCCATTTAGGATCATCTGGCAAACAACCTGCTTTCCAATCTTGTGTAATCCAATTAAACGTAGCACCAGTATCATTAATATCATCTACAATAAGAATGTTTTTATGATGCGGTCCGGCAGTAGGTCCTGGGTTTTCAACATAGCCATATGCATCTTCAGCCATCCAACAGTTACTTTCACTTTCACTATTATCATCACGTAGACTTACTTTAATTGCTTCGCAACGTATGCCAGTCATGTTACTAATAATAGTAGCAGGTACATTACCACCACGGGTAATACCTACAATATAATCAGGCTTCCAATTATCTTTATACATTTGATTTACAATACTAACGCACATTTTTTCAACGTCAGCCCAACTATAATAATGTTTCTTAATCATGATATCCATCGTCCTCGTCTAGTAATTGAATATTTCTTTTTTCAACATGCTTTGTAATAGCCCAACTTGGAACTTCTAAACATGCATCTTTAATTTCTTGTTCTGTATAAGTTTCAGGTTGCCTAATACCATATTTGTTAACTTGTTCGATAGCCCATTCAGTGAGGTCTTGTCTTGTATTAAACATTTTTTAAATAATCCTTATTGTCAATCCATTTACCGTTTTTAACAAAGCCCCAGCTTTGTGCCTTTTTACCCATGAAGAACAAACTCCAACATGGAATATTATTTCCATCTTCGTCTTTAGCAAGTTCTAACCAATGTAAATCTTTTGCTGAACGAAAACGTATGCTACCTGGACCACGCCAAAACTTACCTTGTGGTGTATGTTCCCAATAGCCGCCTTTAATAATAAATGCTCCCCAACTCCACGGATGATCATGTAGTGTAGGTTCGTCACTTACTAAAACTTTATGTAGTGTAATATTAAAAGGAAAGTTTTTCCTGTCTTTTAAAAACAAATACCAACGTACTAAGTAAGGTACTTTTCCGCTTCTATCTGTAATTACACGTTTTCTATTTCTAAAAAATTCAAACATTATATGTTTCTTTCTTTTAATTTGCCTTCGTAGTCTTGCTCTGTCATTTTGTAAATTAGTTTAAACTGCTCATATGCTTTTAAAAGTGCAGGATATTCGTCACACATTTCTTCTATACGTGAAACAAGAGGCATTCTATCTACAAAATCTTTTTGTTCAAAGGTAGGCATATTGTACGTAAACTCTGTACCTGTGTCGTTCATTTCCATACTATCTAAAGTTATAGTATGCGAAGTTGGATCACTGTCTGTTCCACCTATTGTAACTGTTAAATTAGAATCATTAGCAGTAGCATAACTAGAACTAGAAGTTCCAGCAGTATAAGTTATATCGTAATCATCACCCATTGCTTACCTCCTTGTATAATGCTTCACCACTAAAGAAAGATCTTTTTAAGTTGTATAATTGTGTATTCATAGGAGCCTTGTAACTATCATAGTTTTCCATATAATCAATTACTTTGTCAATAAGTTGTGGTCTAAACTTTTTGTATTGTTCAAAGTTTTTAGTCCAAATACTTGGATACTTAAAAGGTTGATCTGCCATTTCACTATAACTAAGTCTATCAGGAACCATAGGAATAGTATCAACTAACAAACCTTCATACCAACTAATACCTAATGTTTCTTGTAAGTTAGCACTAAACACAAGTTTAGCTCTACCTAACAAATTATGATAATCATTTTTTGATAGTTCTTTTTCTTGGCACACAACAAACTCATACTGTGGTAATTGTTCTTTTAAATCTCTAAAAATTTCAACTTGTTTCTCCGGAGCAACTCTGTGTGGAAACAAAATTATATCTTCTTTAGGCATACTTTTGTAACTATCTAAACTAGTAGCCAAATACTCCATTGGCCAACCAACACGTTTAATTTTATCTTCGTTTACCTGTTGGAATTCTTTAGGATTATCTTTGTTCTTAAATGTTTGTAAAAATAGATCAATATGAAACTGTGTAGCAAAAAAGTTGTGATCATAACAATCAAACATACTACGTTCTGCATTTCTTACCCAAGGCTTGTCGCCTATGAGTCTACCTAAAAAGTCTTGTGGATCATAACTACCTGCATGCCACAAACCACCAATGCGAATGTCAACACCCAATAGCTCTGCCATATAGCGTAGTTGAATAACTGTAGGATTCCAGGCATCGGTGTAGATAAAATAATCACCGTCTTTAATTTCACCACTTGCAAACATCCTGCTAATCTCTAACATCTGTTGAGATTTATAATTGTTAGTTCCAGCAAAGTTAAGAAATGCCCCAGGCGTTGTAGCCTGAGGTACTTCTCCACCACTAATAACAATGACTTCTTCATTCGTAGATCGTTGCAGTTGCTTTGGAAGATATTCTTTCCACTGCTTAGTATACCTAGTATCTACTGCTTCAATGTCTACAATAAAGATTGCCATTAGTGTCTCCTATTACTCTGATAACGTCCTTGACCATTACGGTCATTACGTTGGTTATTAAATTTACGTTTACCGCCTGAACGGAATCTGCTATAAGCCTGCCAAGCACGACTTTTATTATTATACAGATTGCTTTCGTCCCAAGTGTAGCCATCATGACCAAACAAGTAAGCGGTTCTACAGAACGCTTTAAAACGTTCTATGTCATCAAAGATCTTGACAATCTCTGGATTATTAGCAAAGTATTCACCCTGGGTGGCCATTTGTTATCTCCTTTAATAGCTAGGGTATGTAATATGTGCACCGTTCTCTCCGTCTTCGGAAATTTCGATGTGGACCTCACGTCCGGTATATTTTGTTGTAATCTGCTCGTATAAATCATCTGACATCATTTCACATGACTTATAATCTAGTTCAAGTGTTTTTTCTGCGTAAAGTTTCTCCATCCATCTTTTAAATTGAATAAACTCGATATCTCTGTCATTATGTGTAACAGTAATACCTACTCTAAAATGAAATATGTGTCTATGGGGATATCCCAAAAAACTAACATCATATTCATCTCCTGTTGCAAGACTAGGATCATCTAGTGCCGCAGGATACTTATGGATACCTTCTTTCTTAAAGGTTACCCAAATCATACGTTTTGCTTCTTTCATTGCTTTTGCTTTAGCGTCAATCATATCTGCCTCTTTCATTCTACGCATCATATAGTCATAATGTCGTTCTTGTTGCATTTATTATACTACCTTTACTCATCGTTGTCAATAGATATTGGTGAATCATTTTCATATTTTTCCCAAGATGTAAACTTATCTCTTGGTTGTAAATCTCTAGCATAATGTACCCAAACACCTGCATTTGAT